TTAATTAGCCTTTTTTCGTGCTAAAAAAGTTAGATAAATTAAACTGATAAATAGGTAGACCCAATAAACAAATATTGCAATGATAATGTAAGGGACAAATGCGTAAGGCAATAAACTTTCGCTAATTAAACCAAGGATGGCAATCACTGCCCAAATTACCAATTTTTCTTTAGTATCAGCCAGAGCTGCCTTAATTTCTTTCTTATTCATAGGTTAACTCGAGCATATAAGCTTTTTGTTTTAAAACGTGAGCAGTTGTTACCCAAACTTCCCGATAAGTTTTCTTTGGTTTACCAGTATAGGTATTAAAATAATCGAGCAGTGTGCGATATTTATCTACAAAGGCATCAGAAAGCCGATCAACAAGCAACGTTTCGTCAGGAAAATAAATTTCCGGATTAGCAACCTGCATATCATCACTAATATTCAATTGCACGACGTTTGTATATCCCAACGTACTTATACCGGCACGATCAGGATGGTTGTAAACTTGTGATAAAACATTATAGATTGAATCAGAATTTGTAGCCATATTTTCACCTCACAAAACTACCTCCATTGTAGCAAAAACCCCGGTAGTTGTCAGATTTCTATAACTTTTAGATGGAAATAGGCAAAATAGGGGGAAGACTTATTGACAGTTTGCTAGAAAGACGGTAATATTATAGAGGTAATTTAGTGGGCATTCGCCAAATGGTAAGGCCTCGGACTCTGAATCCGTAATTTACTGGTTCGATCCCAGTATGCCCAATTTATACAGTATTGAAGCTTTCATACAACGCTAAAACGTTGATATGAAGGCTTTTTTATTTTTCTGATTGTCTCAATTTACCACCGTTTTTAAAGCTCCTGACACACATGTGACACACAATTAGTTTTTTAAGTAGTCCGCAAGGTTACTAATTGCTTGTGTTTTTTCGCTTTCTGTTTGGTGGGCATAAATTTGTTCAGTAATTTCTGACTTGGCATGACCCATAATTTTTTGAGTATCAAACAGGCTATTACCGCTTTCCATGGATAGGGTGGCAAAAGTATGCCTAAATGAATGGATTGAGATCCGTCTCAAGCCATAACGTTTACAGATAGATCTATTCCATGCATTAGGTTGGCTTTTAGATAACATGGTATTTCTTGCAAGGCTAGGAATTAGAAACTGCTCTTTACCATTCCACTTGTTGCCTAACACCATGAGATCTTGCATAAGTTCCAGTTTCCAATCTTTAATATAATTCATAGTTTGAGCGTCCACAGGTACATCACGTACACTTGTGGACGTTTTTGGTGTCTGGATAATTGGACGAAAGTTTTCGCCGTCTGTTTGTGTCCGTGTCACATGAATTATATTGTTCTTCATATCAATATCACTAAACCTCAACGCAATTAATTCCCCACGTCTTAAACCAGTGTAAGCAAGCACCCGAAAAAATAGATATTTTCTAGGGTCGCCACTTTTATTGGCACAATCTAAAAAAGTATTTAATTCATCACGATTATAAAATTTAGTGTTTTCTGATTTACGTTCACGGGTATCACGGGAAACATGTGTATATTCCATTGGATTGGTCATGATCATTTCCATACGGATAGCATAATTAAAAACACTAATTACATATGTTCTGAAACGTTTGTACTGCACCAGTGGCTTATCGTGCCACTTTTTAACCAAGTCATTACAATACTGTCTAGTTATGCTATCCAGAGTTTTATCGCCCAAAAACGGCAAAATATGAAGCTTGAAGATGTCTCTAGTTTTGACGTAGGTTGATTCTTTTTTATCTTCTTTGTATTCAACGAACCATTTCTCATATAGATCTTGAAAAGTGATTGGAGCATTACCGTTGAAGTCTTTCACATTGTAATCGTATTGAATCTTATCAAGCCACTTTTTAGCGTCCGTATAAGTCTTAAACCGTTTGTGTGGCCTAACAGGCTTGCCATTACTATCATTGCCTAAACGAACGTTTACATCATATCTAACACCTGTTTTTAATTGAACTTTTTTGATGTTGCTATTTGTTGCCATTATTAAATTCCTCCATAGTTTGAACAGCCAAGAGCAAGCTATGTATGAGGAGACTAATTATTTATTTGGAGTTTTATTTTCTAATTCAGCAAGTTTCTGGCGTGTGTCTTGCAGAATATCCGAAATGTGATCATAAACTTCTTTATGCATATCATCATAATATAGAGAACCATCATATTCCGTCTTCATATTTCTAAGCCTTGAATTTCCAAGTTTTTCTTCATTGACCGTTTTATTAGGGTCAATGTAAAAATCGTCGTGAATTCTATTATCTAGTTCTGATAATTCCATGCTAGCGGTTTCAATTGCATTACGATCAGTTTTTCCTCGTCCGTCCAAATAGCTAACTGCTAAGCCTATTTGTTTTTGAATTGATTCATTTTCTGAAATTTTACCGAATTTCTTTAATTGGCTAATTTGTGATTCTATAGTTTCTTTTTTATAACCAGTATTTTCTTCCCACAAATGCCAACCGACTTTATCATCAGAGCGGCCTTGCAAGTAATCGACTGGTACTTTAAAGTAATCGGCTAATTTCTCCCACGTTGCTAACTTTGGTTCACGGTCGCCACGTTCATACTTTGAAATAGCGTCCGAAGAAAGCTTTAGTTGGTTACTCTCCATTAGTTTGGTGGAAAGTTCAGGAAGTGTTAAATTATTTGATTCTCTCAATTGTCTAATTCTATTTTTGCTGTTCATATTTTCGCCGTCCTTTCGAGTAAATTATACATGAAACAAAAAGTAAATACAAATTGTCTTGACAATACTTTTTGTATTGTTGTATAATTCAATTGTTGATAAAGACAAAACGTATTTTAAAGGAGGCGGTAAAAATGAAAACACAGGTTAGTGAAGATTTCCTAAACGCCATTAAAAGAAAACGGGGCGAAAGGAACTTAACTTTTTCAAAACTTGCTAATGAAGTGGGCGTTAGTAGATTGACAGTTTACAGATTGTTCAATAAAAATCAAAAAGTTGTTTATCCAACTACTAAAGAAAAGTTAATAGAATGGTTATCTAAAAACAGTTAAAGGAGGAAACAAAATAATGGAAGTCAAATTTGAATTACCACAGGAAGCACAGGACGCTATGTATAAGACCATGTATGACAGTGCTAAGGACGCATTTAAGGCCGTTGCCGTTCAAAAGGAACTACCAGAAGTAATGCGACTTGGAGAGGCGTGTACCTATCTTAATTGTAGTCGTTCAACGCTTTCTAATTTTGTTCGTGAGGGTCTCGTAGTTAATCAGGTGGGGTCATTGCGTAGGATAACAAAAACAAATTGTGACAAGTTTCTAAAAAGTCATGAGGTCAAATAAATAAACAATCAACAGCCAAGAGCAAGCAAAGAATTTATATATAAAGGAAGTTTTAGAAATGACAATCATTAGTTTTTTACTTTTTACAGTTTCACTATTAATTGCATTAGTTTGTGGGATAGGTTTTGGAATTAGTTGCGAAAGAACTCGCGAACAGAATACACATAACCATTTTATGAAGAGGAGATTTTAAGATGAAAAAAATGTATAAAAAAAGCCCTGTTACCGACCAAAGCAAACAGGACAAAACTAATAGCAACTTCATTATACAGCCAACAAATGACACTGTAAAGCCTGTTAATTGCCTAGTTAAAATTAACATTACTCAATTAGGCGACCACTTTCAGAATGATATTTCTTATCAAGAAGCTAAATTAATAAAAGATCTAGTAAGTGGTAAAGAAATTCAGGTTTTAACGGGTGATTCAATTCAAAAATCTATAGATCATTTAGTTGATTTAGGTATTTTTAAGTTACGTAGAAATCAAAAAAATATAAACTCGCACACTGCCCACGCTAATAGTAGCGAAAAGGGTGTGAAAGATTGATTACAACTGAAACTAATTTGAAAGCTATTAATTTTGATAATATTCCTAAAGATTTGAAAAGTTACCCTAATTGGACTTTATGGAAAGCAGAACGTAAGAGAGACAGTAATGAGCTTAGCAAAGTACCGTATCAGATTGACGGAAAACGTGCTTCAAGTACTAATTACCACACGTGGACAAGCTATGACAACGCTAAAGAAGCCTACTTAAAGGGCGATTTCAGTGGCCTCTTCTTTGCCTTGAGTGATAATGAACCGTATTCAGTTTTAGACCTTGATGGCTTAACTAGGGACGACAAGCGACAGCCCAGCTTTAACGTTGGCTTTGTTGAGAAGAGCCCTAGTGGAAAAGGTATTCATGTTTGGTTTAATGAAAAACTACCAGACGTTCACGCACAAAAACGTAATAATGTAGAGTTTTACCAGTCCAGTCGTTTTATTACGGTTACGGGCGATAGTAATAATCTTGATAAGTCTGTTTCTGAATATGCTAACGATTTGGTAGGACTAAAAGAATATTTATTAAAGTTTGGATTTGGAAAAACTAAAACACAAATTAAAGCCGTTACTGGTACGAATGAATTTTCTGACGATGAATTAATTAATAAAATTAAAAGTAGTGCACAAAGAGAAAAATTTGATACTTTATTTAGTGGCGATTATTCAGACTACAGTTCACAATCAGAAGGTGATTTAGCTTTATGCAATATTTTAGCGTACTGGACTAATAAAGACCCTGAACAAATAGACAGTATTTTTCGTGAATCTGGCTTTATGCGTGATAAATGGGATAAAAAAGACGGTGAGAGTACGTACGGATATCGAACAATTAATAAAGCTATTGCGGGAACAAAATTTGGATATGATCCACACGCGCTAGATAATCATTATCAGATTAATCTTGAAGATTCTAATAGCAATGGAGACGCGTATAAAGCCTCTAATGGAGAGGTTACTTATTCATATGATGATACGGGTAATTCACAGCGTATGCAGGCTAGATTTGGTAAAAGGTACAAGTACGTTGGCGATACAAAGAAAATAATGATGTGGGACGGGAAACGTTGGATCGAAGATAATTCAATGGCATTGGAAAATGATTTTAATAAGGTTGTCTATGATTTGAAGTACGAAAAATTACACATTCCTGATTCTCAACAAGGGGACGACCAAGATGATTTGGTAAAGGAAGCAAAAAAGGCACGTGGTAGGTTCATCAAGCGTTCACGACAGCATGCGGGTAAAGTTGGCGCACTAGCCGAATTTAAAAATTTAATTGCTTTGTCTGCTGATAGTTTTGATCAGGATAATTCAGTAATTAATACACCGCTAGGAACTTGGCATGTTGAAGAAAAGAAAGTTACTCCACATAATCGTAAAGACTTAATCACAAAAATTACTAGCGGTACACCTGAACAAAGCCATGATTGCCCTAAATGGAAAAAATTTATTAATGAAACTTTTGAGGGCGATAAAGATGTAATTCAGTTTATGCAACGTGCAATAGGCTATTCATTGCTAGGTGATAACCGTGATAGAAAAATGTTTGTATTACATGGTGTTGGTGAAGAACACAATGGATCAAATGGAAAATCTTTGTTTGTTGAAACAATAGCACACGTGCTAAATGACTATGCTACTGTAATGAGTCCGAGTTCTCTTATCAAACCAAAGTATAAAAAAGACGGTGGTGAAGCAACACCTGATTTAGTTGCCTTGAAAGATAAGCGTTTTGTTTATACGTCTGAATTAAATACTGATGATCAAATTGATGAAGCAAAGCTAAAAGAAATAACAGGTGATAGAGCTATATCAACAAGAGCGCTTTACGACAAAGAAAAAAGATCATTAAAAAAGACTTTTACTATTTTTATGGTTACTAATCATAAACCGACAATTTCAGGTACTGAGGGTGCGTTGTGGGATAGAGTGATTTTTGTACCGTTTGCGCATTGGGTTTCAAGTAAAGAGGCAAACACCAATTTATTTAATGAATTTGTGGAAGAAGAAACAAACGGCATTTTAAATTGGATATATGAGGGCGCTAACGATTATCTAAAACAGGGCTTAAATATACCTCAAACAATTATTAGCAATGGCCAGCAATATAAAAAAGACCAAGATGTATTAGGTGAGTTTGTTGACGAGTGTTTACAGTTTGATGATTTACAAATTGAATGGACAAGCACAAGAGATATTAAAAACGCTTGTCAAAAGTGGCTTACACAAAATCACAAGCCTTTTTCAGATATTACAAAATATTTAGGGGAACGTTATAAGGCTTATGCCAAGCGTAAAAAATCATCTCGTGGATATTACGCCAAGTTAAATGATCTTTCAGTACCATTCCATATAGTAAGTAAAGCTGTTCAAAAATAAGGTGACACGGGTGACATGAGGGTGACGGCAAATTTTATGACTGCCGTCACCCTCTAACACCTTGATACGCAAGGAGTACAGAGAAAAGGTGACACCGATGACGGCACTTTACGGAAAGTCTTAATAATATATTTTATTAATATATAGGTATGCAACGTATATATATAAATAAATAAGTTACCGCGATTTGGCGTCACCGCCGTCACCACATGGCTTAATACACTGACACAACAGCGTTTATAGGGTGACACCAAAGCAATATACTGCCGTCACCTTGCTGGCATGTTGCCGTCACCTTTTTAAATAATAATCAACCAACAAAATATAAGGAGAACAACATTATGCGAATTAAATTTATTACAAATAAAGAATCAGAATTAAATGGGCAAGTAATCACGGCTAGTCATGTACCTGTGATTAAAGAATTAATGTACTGTGAAGATCAATGGCTACAGGTTAAAGGCATTGCTACTAATATTAAGGTTAGTGAACCGAATGAGTTTAATAGTTATCCAGAATACCAGTATATTGTAACGGCAGATGTTCTTGATAGTAAGCCTAGAGAAATGATGACCACTGAAGAAGAACATGACATTTTAATGGGACGCTTAAGCAATTAAATTACCAGTAATATAAAGGAGGTACACAATGAAAAATTATAAACTATCAAGAATGAATAAGCGTTGTGAGTTTGGAACATATGTGGCTGGCAAAGAGAACTCATTCGGTCAAACAATAGATGTATATAAACCAGACTTCACAGTCTATTGTGGTGACTACTCAATAAGCATGGCGCAGGCAGTAACATTATTAGGACTGAATATTAAGAACACGTGTGAGATAGTCATAAGACATAACGACAAGGTAACGAGTGAACAGTTAGTACATCTTGATGATACTGAATACAAGATCATTACTATTGATTCAGATAAAGGCGTCAATACGTTTGATGTGATCACGTTACAAGAAAGCAAAGGACTATGACACAAGCCATGAAGTTCTGCTCTCATGCTGGTTGTAGGAATCTCATACCATTAACTGAACGCTATTGCAGTAAGCACAAGCATGAAGAAAGTTCACGCGTATACTTCCACCGCAAACATTCAGGTGGTAAATATGAAGCATTTTATCATTCCACAGCATGGAAGAAGTTAAGTTATCAATATAAGTTAGCAAACCCCATGTGTGAAGCATGTTTAAAACGTGGTATTATACGACAAGCTGATATAGCTGACCATGTTGTACCGATCAAACAAGACTGGACTAAACGCCTAGATTACAGCAATTTAGAAAGTCTTTGCCAATATTGCCACAACGATAAGACAGAATCCGAACAATTAAGCAAAAAGTCAAATTAATGTTCGTGTTCTGTTCGGGGAATTGTATAAACAAAAAGTGACAGTTGAAACTTAAAATTGAATAAATTATTTTTTTATAGCTCTCAAAGCCTGTTAAAACGGCAATATGGGGGCTATATTTTTGATTAAGTGAAGCGACACACAACTTTTCATTTTATAAAAATCCAATGAAATACGAACTATAAAGATGAAATTTTGTGTAATCGTTCGTGTATTGGTGTATAATTAGTTTAAATAAGAAAAAGGAAATGAAAAATTTTGGGAAAGATAAAAAAGGTTGAAAACATCAAGGGGCACATGACAAAAGAGCAGCTTTCTCAACATAAAGACGCTGAAAAGGCATTAAAAAGATATCCAAAGTTAAATTTTGAACCACCTCAAGGAATGAAGGGGAAAGCTGTGGAGGAATGGAATAGAATTGTTCCTTTGCTGGCCGAAAATACTCCAGTTAGTGAGTTGGATAGAACCTTGATTGAAATTTATTGTAATGCTTTTGCCCAGTACAAGCTTTGCGAACAAGAAGTAAACCATGACGGTGTTGTAGTTACCTCTACTACTGGTACTAAGGTACGCAATCCATACATTATGGAAGAGCATGAGGCTATTAAGACAATTAAGGTAACGGCCACTGAATTAGGTTTGTCAGTAAATGCGAGAGCCAAGCTTGAATTGAATAATGCTAAAACCGATAAGCCAAGCGACCCGTTCGAGAGGGTGTTAAGCGGTGGATAGAACTAAAGAGTATTGCAACAAGATTTTATCAGGCGATATCTTAGCAGGCAAAAAAGTTAAGCAAGCTTGTCAACGTCACTTAAACGATCTTAAGCGACAACGAACAAAAAATTTTCCTTACTACTTTGATAATGAGATAGCCGAAAAAGCTATTAACTTTGTGGGTATGCTGCCAACTACAGACGGGAAAGAATTACATCTTGAATTATTTCAGTGTTTTGTAATTGGTTCATTATATGGCTGGCGTGAAGATGATACAGGTTATAGGCGTTTTAATCGAGCATTTATAAGTATTGCTAGAAAGAATGGTAAAAGTTTTCTAATCTCTGTAATTGGTGCGGTTGCTTTATTAATGGAAAGCGTACCAGCCCGTGGAAGACAAATTCTCTTTACTGCAAACTCTTCAAAACAAGCATATCTAGCCTTTGACCAATTGCAAAACGGACTAAAGCAGGTGGCAAGTAAGTCACCTTATATGCGTAGACGTTTAAAGATTCTCAATAGTGAAATTGATGATTTAGATAGTGATAGCAAGGCCGTACCACTGGCAACAGATACTTCCAGTTTAGACGGTTACAATCCAACGTTAGGAATTATTGACGAGTACCACAAAGCTAAGACACGCGCTGTATATGATGTTTTAAAGAGTGGAACGATCCAACAGCCTAATTCACTGATTGCAGTAATCTCAACAAGTGGGCTGGAGCTTAATAGCCCTATGCACGAAGATTACGAGTATTTAAGCAAAGTCTTAGCTGGTAAAGAGAAAGCAGAACGATATTTCGCTTTAATCTATGAACTAGATGAAGATAAAGAAGTTTTTGACCAAGCTAATTGGATCAAAGCTAATCCGTTAATGAGTAACAAAGTGATTGCTAAGACCATGACTGAACAAATTCAATCGGATCTTGATATAGCAATTAAACAAAACTCTTTAAATTCATTGCTTGTTAAAAATTTCAACAGGTGGTGTCAGGCAAGTGAAAATTCTTACATTGCTAGTGATGACTGGCAAGCACATGAAATTAAAAAGAAACCAGACTTAAATAAGCGTGATGTATTTATAGGCGTGGATTTGAGCAAGAGTTCAGACCTTACCGCGGTTAGTTGGTTAGTTCCAATTGGTAACAGTAAATTCTATGTTGATTCGCATGCCTTTGTTGCCACTAAATATGGTTTAGATCAAAAGATTAAAACTGATGGTATCGACTACCAGACCCTAGAGAAGTTAGGCGAGTGCGATATAACCAAGCTTGATAGTGGTGTGATTGATTATGATCAGGTATTTAATTATATTCGTGAAACGGTCGGTAATTATAACTTGAATGTAAAAGGTGTTTGCTACGACAATTGGAGTTTTAATTATCTCTTACCTAAGTTTGAAAAAGCAGGTTATCCATTAATTGAAGTAAGACAAGGAACAAAAACATTAAGCATACCAACTAAACGATTTAAAGATGATTTGTTTAAAGGCAATATTGTTCACACGGAAAATAAGTTGCTAGCTTACAACGTGAACAATGCCATTTTAAAATATGATTCAAATAATAACCCCATGATTGATAAAGCAAGACACGCTAATCGAATTGATGAAATTGCTTCGCTAATGAATGCTTATACGGTTGGTTATGAGTATTACGACAAGCAGGAGGGAGCAAAAGCAGATAATGACTATTATGAAAATTATTCGTTTGAACTTTAACTTTCAAACCATTCTGCTATCCGTGGGTATTCTACTGGTGGTAGCGGGCTTATGGTTACTGTTTGGCTATCAAATTGGATTAATTGCATTAGGCGTTGCATTTATTGCGGTTGCCTTAGTGATTGATTACGAGAAAGGAGGTTAAACATGAGTTTTTTTATGGGAAGTAATAAGAGTGATATTGAACCAGACAAAGACACAGCGTTTCTTGATGCCCTTGTTTCTATGAGTAGTGATGATAGTTCTGTGTATGTGGGTGCGGGAGCTTTACGAAACGCAGATGTATTTACAGCGATTCGAGTAATTGCGTCAGATATCGCCAGCAATCCAATTCAGGGTACTAACGATAAAACAATCAAGCTATTAAATGAAAATCCTAATTCATTAATGAATGGTTTTAATTTTAAGTTTGCACTAGCTGTAAATTTATTATTGAATGGTAATTCATTCGCTGAAATTATCAGGGATAGTAATGGACGGCCTACACAACTTAATTTTATTAAGAACAGTCAAATGACTGTAAAACAGGACGATCAGAGCGGAATAGTTACGTATAATTATCAACAAACTAGATCGAAAGTGCGTCAGATTGCGCCTGTCAACATACTACATTTTAAGTATTTTACTCAAGATGGCATTGTGGGAATTAGTCCGCTTTATGCCTTGAAAGACCAGATCCAAGTACAAAAATCTGGCAACCGATTACTAAATAGCTTTTTTAAAAATGGAATTAACGGTACTTCAATCTTAAAAATTCATAAGTCTGATTTAAGTGAAGCTTCAAAAGCCAATTTACAAGCACAGTTTGAAAAGGCCAATAGTGGTAGCAACAGTTTAAAAACTGTAATTTTAGATGATTCAATGGACTTGAGCAATTTAGAAGTGAATACGGACGTTCTGAAATTTATTAATTCCAATGATTGGAGTAGTAGACAAATTGCGGAGGCGTTTGGTATTCCAATTGAAAGATTAGGCGTAGAGAACTCTCATTCAAGCAATGAACAAAGCAATGTACTTTATTTACAAAATTCACTATCAAATTATTTTGCAGTTTTTACTAGCGAGATTAACAGTAAACTGGCTGGTACATACACATTTAATACTGATAAATTATTCAGCGCTGATCCTGAAACCAATCAAGATTTAGCTATTAAAGGTTATCAAGCTGGTTTACTCACTGTAAATGAAGCACGTGGCAAGATTGGACTAGCTCCAGTTGATAACGGCGATCAGTTGTTAATTAATACTGATTACATACCGCTTAATGATATGGCAAAAAATAAGAATTTAGTGAGCACCGCACCAATAGCGCCCACCGAGGAGGGAACAAATTAATGAAAGATACAAGATTAACAATTAATGCGGAACTGCGCGCAGATGAACCAGTAGACCCTGAAACGGCTGATAACACTGATTCAACGCAAACTACTGCAACAGATACAACAGATCCAGATAAAACTACGCAACCAGATGATAGCAAGGGCAAAACGTTATCAGGTTATGCCGTGGTATTTAACAGCCCTAGCAAAGATTTAGGCGGGTTTGTTGAAGTCGTTTCTCCTAAAGCATTTGACGGCGTGGACTTGAGTAACGTTTTAATGTTATCCAACCATAATTACAGCGAAGTGTTGGCAAGTGTTAAGGCTGGTACTTTGAAACTTGAAGTTGACGATAAAGGACTACATTTTGACGCCACATTACCTAATACAAGTTTTGCTAATGATGTTTACGAAGAGGTTTCAAGTGGCAATGTTGATAGTGCTAGTTTCAGTTTTGCAGTAGCAGATGACGGAGACACGTTCACAAAGGACGATTCAGGCAACGTTACACGCACAATTAATCAGGTTAAGTCCTTGTTTGATGTGAGTGTGGTTGCTGTTCCAGCCTATGACGATACTAATGTAGCAGTAGATTCACGTAGTTATGAAAAATTTATTGGTAAAAATACTAAAGCAGATAAAGAGGAGAACAAAAAAATGACAGAAAAAACAATTATCGATAACAAACCAGAGGAAACGGAAACACGTAGCTTTGAAAATTATATTAGATCAGAGGGTGAACAACGTGACGGCTTAACTACTGAAAATAACCAAGCCGTTGTACCTAGTGAAGTTGTTACACCAATCTTTGAATATAAACAAAATGAGGCTAACTTAGGCCAATTTGCAACTGTTAAGACTGTTTCCGCTGGTTCAGGTACTTATCCAATTTCAACTAACTCTAATGCAGTGTTAGCAACTAAAGACGAACTAGCAACGATTGCAGATGTTGACGCTGGTATGACTGGGGTTGATTACAAAGTTGCAACGCGAGCGGGTAAGATATTTATTAGCCAAGAAATTGCCGATGATTCAGAAGTACCAATTGTTTCAGAAGTACAGGGACAACTTCAAAAGTTAGTTAATAATACTGATAACACAAATATTGTGGCTTTACTAAAGAAAGCTACCAAGTCAGCCATTACTGGTGTGGACGATATCAAGAAAGCCTTTAATGTTGATTTAGACCCCGCTTTAAATAAAATGATCATTACCAACCAAGGCGGTTACAACTATCTCGATACCTTAAAGGACAGTGAGGGTCGTTACATGCTCCAAACTGATCCCACAGCACCAACAGGATCAGCATTGTTAGGTGCTCCAATCGTGGTAGTACCAAGTACCTTATTACCAGATGAGACAGACGGCAGTTTTCCATTATTTGTGGGTGACTTGTCACAATACCTTGCAATCTTCAAACGTAACCAAGTTACTAGTAACTGGACTCAATTTGATAGCTATTCTTGCGGCCTGGCTGTAGTAATCCGTAACGATTATGAAGTAATTGATGATAAAGCCATGGTATATCTTACGTTAGCACCAGCAAGCGCAGCTACACCAGCTAAATAATTTAATCAGGCGGGCAACCGCCTATACATATAATATAAATTTTATAAAAACAGGAAGTGATTTTTTTGAGTGTAACAGTTCAGGATATCGAAAGAAGTTTAAGAATTGATTTAACAGATGATGGTGCTTTAATTCAAACATATATAGATACAGCAGTAGCGTATATTCAAAACGCCGTGGACAGTACACATACAGTAGAGCAATTGGAAACATATCCACAGTTTAACTTTGCTGTGTCTCTATTGGTTCAATTTTGGTATAGCAATCGTGATACAGATATGAAAGAAACACCTTATCAAGTTATTTCAATGATTCAGCAATTAAGAGGAAAGATAAATGACAATTAATGAAAATGTGTCTATTAAATGATATAATATAGGTACAAATAAAAATTCTGTGGGAGAACGTTATTTGTAGGTCGGTTTACTGTGAGAGAAATCTTGACGGTAATTAATGCGATTGTAGACTAAAATATGGGGTAGATCATATCTAACAATAGTTGGTATCATCATTTCTGTATTTTTCGCTTTTAAGCGATATTTATTTTGCAACTTTGAAATGTTCAT